GTTCGACCCGCGCATGGGCGTGGCCTGGCCTGGGTCCTTGCAGGGGTTCTGAACCGAGATGGCGACGATGCTGCTGCTGGGACCTGTGGTGTTCCAGGTTTTCGAGCTGCCCGCGCGCGTGCGCTTCGGCGGTACGCAGCGCCTGGCGGTGCACCAGATGCCCGGCGGGGCCCGCGTGATCGACATGCTCGGCCGCGACGATGCGGAGATCGGCTGGAGCGGCGTGTTCAGCGGCTCCGACGCACCGGAGCGGGCGCGGTCGATCGATCTGATGCGCGCCGAGGGCGGAGTGTGGCCGCTGACCTGGGATGCGTTTTTCTATTCGGTGATCGTGTCGCGTTTCGAAGCGGATTACGCACGGCCAAACTGGATTCCCTATCGCGTCACCTGCACCGTTCTGCGCGATGAGGCGCAGGCGTTGTTGGAGGAAGCGGTTTCGCTGATTGGGGGTGTTGCTGCCGATCTTGTATCCGCGGGCGGCGCCGGAATTGATCTGACCGCCGCCAATTCTTCGGTTGCGGATTCCGGCGCGGGCGTGCGCGGCACCGCAGCTTATGGCGCAGCGATGCAGACGGTCAGCTCCGCATCCGTCTCGGCGGACGCGACGGTTTCGGCGGCGGAGACAGCGTTGCAGTCAGCGACGGGGCTTTCCGGCATGACGTCGGCCGCGGGCGCGCTCGCACAGGCAGCCGATGCACGCAACTTCGTTCGCCGTGCGGCGGCCAATCTCGCGAACGCGTCCACATAAGGAGCGCAGATGCGCACGATAATGGTGGCCGGCGGCGATCTGTTCCGCATCGCGGCGCAGGAGCTTGGCGATGCGACGCAATGGATACGCATCGCTCAGCTCAATCAGATTTCGGACCCGATGCTCGAAGGCGTTGTCATGCTGATGATCCCCGATGTCGATCCCAACGCGGGGGGTGGCATTGCTGCTCAGTGAAACGGTGCGTGCGCCGCGATTGCTCGTGCTCGCGGACGGTGCGCCGGTCCCGGGTGCGATGGAGGCGGAGGTAATCAGCACCAGCCACTACGCAGCCGACCGGTTTCGTGTGCGCGTGGCACTCGGTGCGGCGCCGGGTGCGGCTTCTGCCTGGGCGGATGCAGAAGACACGATGCTCGATATCCGCATGTCGCTGCAGGCCGGCGGGCCGTGGGTCAGCCTGGTGCAGGGCGCGGTGGATTCCGTCGCGATCGACGCGGTGGCAGACACGCTGGTGCTGGAGGGGCGGGATCTGACGGCTGCTCTGATCGAGGCCCGCACGCAGGAGACGTTTGCGAACCGGACATCGAGCGAGATCGCCACGCTGCTCGCCGGCCGGCATGGGCTGACCGCGGATGTGCAGGCCACGACGACGCCGGTGGGTCGCTACTGGCAGCTCCAGCACGATCGCATCACGCTCGATGCGTTTTGTCGGGCGACGACGGAATGGGATCTGCTGGTGGTCACGCTTGCCCGCATCGAGGGATTCGAGGTGTGGGTGACCGGCACGGTGCTACATTTCCGGCCCGTGCCGGCCCAGACGATTCCCTCCAAGGTGCTGCGCGCGGCGGCAACCGCATCGGGCGCGCCGAACGTGACGGAGCTGCATCTGGAGCGCGCATTGACGCTGGCGCGCGATATCGAGGTGACGGTGAAATCCTGGCATAGCCGCGCCGGACAGGCCTACAAGCAGACGGCAAAATCGGTGCGGGCGAAGAAGGGGAGCGGCAAGGTTCAGCGATATGTCTATGTCGTTCCCAATCTGACACCGGACCAGGCGCTGGCCCTGGCGCAGCAGCGCCTGGCCGAGCTGTCGCAGCATGAACGCGTGGTCACGGCCGCGATGCCCGGCGAGCTGACGCTCGCACCGCGTATGCTGGTGCGGGTGGAGGGCACGGGCACGTCCTTCGATCAGGACTACTGGATCCACGAAGTGTCGCGCCAGCTTTCGCCAGCGGGATTCACGCAGCACGTGCTGGCGCGCAATCTGAGCGCGGAGAACTGACATGGAGCGTTTCCTGAATGCGCTGAAGGCGCAGGCGGCGGCGCTCGATCGCGCGCAGGGGCAGCCGCGTTTCGGCGTAGTGGCAAGTGTTGATCCGGCGCGTTACGCGGCGCGCGTCAGTCTGCAACCGGAAGGCGTGCTGAGCGGCTGGCTGCCGGTGCTATCGCCCTGGGTCGGCGCGGGATGGGGGCTGGCGTGCTTGCCCTCGCCCGGAGATCAGGTGCTGGTACTGCCGCAGGAAGGTGAGGCCGAGCACGGCGTGGTCGTGGGCGCGTGCTGGAGCGATTCGGCGCGCGCGCCCGGTGCGCCGCCCGCCGAAATCTGGCTCGTGCACCAATCGGGCAGTTTCATCAAGCTCCTCTCCGATGGGACCGTGCGGGTGAAGGGCGATCTGCACGTGGACGGCGATGTGTACGACCGGCAGGGATCACTGGCACGGCTGCGCGCACATTACGACGCGCATGTGCACGCCGATCCACAGGGCGGGACGACATCCGTACCGAGCCCGCAGGACTGACTCCAGCAGGGTCTTTCATGAACGATATCTGGCATCAGTTCGGGTCCGACCTCGCGGTCGGGCCAACGGGAGATGTTGCGCCGGTCTCCGGGGCGGCGCTCGGGCAGCAGCGCGTGTTGCGACGGCTGCTCACCAATCCGGGCGATTATATCTGGGCGCCGGATTATGGCGCGGGGCTTGCGCAGTTCGTGGGCCAACCCGCGCGGCCGGAGCACATCCGCGCGGTCGTGCGCAGCCAGATCTTCCGCGAAGCAACGGTGGCGCGCAGCCCGGAGCCGGTGATCGACGTCCAGGCGGACAGCGCCGGCACCGTCTATGTGCACGTGCGCTACGCCGACGCGGATAGCGGCCAGACGCAAGTTCTTTCCTTCTCCGTCGGAGGCGCGTGATGCAACTGCAACTCCGGACATTCTCCTCGCTTGTGTCGAGCGCGGCCGCGGCGGTGCAGGGCAGCGCGAAGCAGTTGCTGGATCTGACGACTGGATCGACGTTGCGGGCGGTGCTGGAGGCGAATGCCTCTCTCGCGCTCTGGCTACAATGGCTGATCCTGCAGGTCTTGCAGACCACGCGCGCCTCGACCAGCACGGGCGCGGATCTCGATAGCTGGATGGCCGATTTTTCGCTGACCCGGCTGGCGGCGGTTCCGGCCACGGGGGTCGTGACCTTCGCGCGTTTCGTGCCCACCAGCGCGGCCCTGGTGCCGGTGGGCGCGATTGTGCGCACGGCGGACGGCACGCAGAGTTTTACGGTGGTCGTCAACACCGCGCTCTCTGCCTGGAGCGTCAGCCAAAATGGATACGCGCTGGCGGCAGGCATCAGCTCGGTAGACGTGCCGGTCGTTGCGGCAAATGCGGGCAGTGCCGGGAATGTGCAGGCTGGCGCGATCACGTTGATGGCGAGCGCCTTGCCGGGCGTGGATACGGTCACCAACGCTGCACCGCTACAAGGCGGTCTGGATGCCGAAAGCGACGCCGCCTTGCGGACGCGCTTCGCAACCTTCCTAGCCACGCGCTCGCGGGCAACGCCGCTCGCAGTGGGGAACGCCATCACCTCGCTCCGGCAAGGGCTGCAATACACGATACAGGAGAACGTCGCGCCGGATGGTTCGGCGCGCATGGGCTGTTTCGTCGTGACGGTGGACGATGGCTCGGGCGCGCCCGCTGCCTCGTTGATTGCCTCGGCCGCGGCGGCGGTGGAGGCGGTGCGGCCCGTCGGCGCGACATACACCGTGCAGCCGCCCACGGTCGTGCAGACACAGATTTCCATGACGATCGCGACGGCTTCCGGCGCGATGCATACCGATGTCGCGGCACAGGTCGCGGCGGTCGTGACTTCCTATGTGAACGCTCTGCCGATCGGCGCCACGCTCGCCTGGTCGCGTTTGGCGCAGGTGGCGTACGACGCTTCGGCAAATGTCACGAACGTGACGGGCGTTCTGCTCAGCGGCGGTACGGCGGATCTGGCTCCGGGTGCGGGCGGCGTGGTGAAGGCGTCATCGGTACAGGTGGCATGACATGACCGGTGACGCCTCCGACATGGTGCGCCGCCTGAAGGCGGTGCTGCCGGCGCGCTGGTTCCCCGATTCCGCGCCTCTGCTTGAGGGATTATTGACCGGCCTCGCGGACGCGTGGGCTTGGCTCTATTCGCTGCTGCAATACGCGCGGCAGCAGACGCGCATCGCGACCGCAACAGACGGGTTTCTGGATCTGATTGCGCAGGATTGTTTCGGCGGCCGCCTCGTGCGTGCGAGCGGGCAGACCGATGCGGCATTCCGGGCGATCATCCAGCGCGAGATGCTGCGTGAGCGCGGCACGCGCGCGGCTGTGGTCTCCGTGCTGACCGACCTGACGGGCCGCGCGCCCGTGGTGTTCGAGCCGGCGCGGCCGGCGGACACGGGCGGGTGGGGCCTCGCGCTCGGCTATGGCGCAGGTGGCGGCTGGGGAAATCTCGGGCTGCCGTTTCAGTGTTTCGTCACGGCCTTCCGGCCGGGAGGCGCGGGCATTCCGACAGTCGCGGGATGGGGCGCGGGTGCGGGCGGCTACGGCGCCGGCGCGGTGGAATACGCCAGCCTTTCGATGCTGCAAGGCGCGGTGACCGATAGCGACATCAACGCGGCCATCGCCGGCGTGATGCCCGTGGCCGCGATCGCGTGGACCAGAATCTCAAGCTGAGGACGTCATGGATCGTTCGATCGTCTATCCGGGAAGCATTCCGCTCGATACCGATCTGCTGAACACGAACCGCAACGCCATGGTGGGGCTCGGCGCGCTGATCGCGGCGACGCTCGGCACAACCACCGTTGTGGACGGGCTGGCGGTGACGCCGACCTCGCCCGCATCGCTGGGCGTCGTGGTGGGCCCGGGCAGCATCGGGCAATACGACGTCGTGGACCAGAACGCCTACGGCACGCTCACGGCCGACAGTGCCGATGCGCTGATGAAGATGGGCATCAACCTGTCGTCCACGACATTCACGCTAACCACGCCGGCGACCAGCGGCACGGCGCTGAATTACCTGATTCAGGCGGCGTTTCAGGAAGCCGATGCCAATCCCGTCGTGCTGCCCTACTACAACGCCGCGAACCCCGCGCAGCCCTTTCTCGGCCCGTCAAACTCCGGCGCTGCGCAGGCAACCTCGCGCGTGCAGCGTGTGCAGTTGCAGCTCAAGGCCGGCGCGGCGGCGACCGCGGGCAGCCAGGCGACGCCGGTTGTTGACGCGGGCTGGGTCGGCTTAGCGGTGATCACCGTCGCTTACGGACAGACCCAGATCGCCGCTGCGAATATCGCGAGCTATCAGTCCAGTCGCACGATTCCGTGGAAGCTGCCGGATCTGCGGCCAGGCTTCGTGCAATCCGCCGTGTTCACCGCGTCCGGCACCTTCGTGGTGCCGGCGGGTGTGACCCGCGCGAAAGTCACGGTGATTGGGGGCGGCGGAGCGGGCGGGACGCATGCCAACCTTCCTTCCGGCGGCGGCGCCGGCGGGATGGCGGTGCGGTGGCTGAGCGGGTTGACGCCCGGGACGGCGATCCCGGTGACGATCGGTGCCGGTGGTGTCGCCCCATCT